TTTTGCTTCTTATATTGCTGTTGGCTGTGGACCACAACCGTTTAAAACTTCAGAAGAGCTTATCGTCGATTCAAATAAAGAGAATCTAGATTTTGAAATGTTTAGAGTCCCAATATCTTCAAGAGGGTATGTACAAGAAAACGGTATGAATAAAATTGTTCTTACGGCTGAATTGCCAACGGAAGAAAGATATGAAATTACAGAAGTAGGGATATACTCAGCTGGATCAAACCCTTCAGCTGGATCCTATGATAGTAAAACAGTTTTTGCATTTACTGATGCAGAAAATTGGGAATATCATACATCAGCTGCTACATCACCAATTCCGACTATTCCAGTACCACTTGACACTAATGATGATAATAACATTACAGGCTCATACCTAATAAACTCATCAACAAAAGAATATGATGCGGTAAACGGAGTACTAACAGCAACACCTGTATTTCAAGCTAACTCTGACAACAGCATATTCTATAAAACATCTAGAGCACTCAGATATGAAAGATGTAGGTTTTTAAATAATACTATTTTAATTCAGGGTAATACATCAGATTTAGATATAAATGCAGTTGCTGGTCCAACGTTTGGTCATTTTGATATAACTAGTGGATCTCATATACACTTAACTGGCGTTGATCTTGATTTTGATAAAAATTCTTTAAAGGATGAGTTAAGACTTGCTTTTTCTTTAGTTAGTAAAACTGGTAGTGCATCAGGTCCAGATACCGTTAGAATTTTAGTAGACTTTTCATCAAATGATGAAACAAATTCTCCACAATTTGCAAGGTTTGAAGCTAATTTAAATAACGGATCATCTTTAAGTGAGCCATTAGATGATGAGTTTGAAACTAATAGATACTATGTGGTATCTAAACCGTTGCAAGATTTGTATACTTCTCCTAACTTTAGTTGGAATGCAGTAAATGTTGTAAAGATTTATGTATCAGTTATTGATAACGGAAATCCATCATCAGATTATTATGTAGCATTAGATGCACTTAGGCTAGAAAATGTTGCAACTAAGAATCCACTGTATGGACTTACTGGGTATACTGTAGTTCAAAACACAGGTGGCGAAACAATTATAAAATCACCAAATACAAACAACTATGTTGAATTTAGATTCTCTATTGGAGTTTCATAATGGCTGATGCTAATATTAAAAAAGTAACAATAAAAAAATCTTCTTTACCACCAATTGACCATGATAGCCAAAAATATAATATTCGTTATAGAATTGTATCTGAAGATAAAAACAGAAACTCGCATTGGTCTGTAGTATATAACAGTGGTCAATATGTAGCAGATACCTATACTGGCGAAGTTTCTAAAACTGAAAACGTTATTACTGCAGTTTGGACAAAACAAGAAGTAGTAACGCAAGAGTCAGAAGATAAGTATGATTTATTCATAAGTTTTGATAATGGCCCTTATGCGTATCGTGGAACAGTATCAACATACTCTTTTTCATTTGTAAATCAAGGCATCACAAACTATAGGGTTAGAGTACAGTATGCTTCATCAAAAAAACAAATAAAGGCAGCTTTTTTGGTTTATGAGTCTGCCGTAACACCCATCTGATATAATGTAATAGGAGGAAAAACATGGCTAAACTACCACTACCTGAGCGTGGTCAACCACTAGATGTTACATACATCTATCAATTGGCAGACACAGTAAATAACCTTTCAACACAGGTTTCTTCTGCAAGCTATAACTATACAACTATAGATACTGCAAGTGCTGCAAAACAAAGTGTTAAAACATCTGATGCCAGAGTAATTGGTGGAATTGTATCAGTTGCGGATAACAGTACAGTCACCGCAGCAACAGAAAAACCATTCTCATACGACTTTGTTGGTGATTTTAAATATCCACCAATAGTTTCAGCAACCATTATCAACACAGGAAATACTTCAGCAGGCCAAAATGTTTCGTTAGTTTTAAAAAAGCCAACCACCTCAAGAGTTGAAGGCGTTGTTCGATATGGTGCTAATGGAAACTTATCCATAGATGTGCACCTAGTTATTATCGGAATACCAAACTAGGTTATTATATTGTTAAATTGTAAAAAATGTAATGGCAAAATGTTTATTGATAGACAATATACATCTACAGATCATTTAGAAACTTATTGCATATCTTGCGGGACAAGAGTATTCTTTCATCCACCAAGTGCAAGTCAGGAAGGTAAATGGCTACTGAGAAAAGAACAATTAAGGGCGAAGAGTACAATAGCCAATCTGTAATTAAAGGTAATCAAAAAGTTTGGTTCCTTAATGGAGATTTAGTTAGGCTTTACCATAGCTCAAGATCAACTGGTTTAGTTTCTGTTTACAATATTACAAAAGATAGAATAGAAACATGTTTAAGAGTTGACTTTAGAAAAAATAGAGAACGAGCATATACTGTAGCAGAAACTGCTAAACTTGTCAATAGACATAGAAAATATATTCCATCACTAATTAAACGAGGAGTTATTCCTCCACCAGTTGGATCAACTTTAAATGGTGAAAGAAAGTGGCAAAGAAGAGCTTATTATTCAGAATCGCATGTAAAGGAGATCCGTGCTATACTTGCAAGTATACATATTGGACAACCAAGAAAAGACAAATTAATAACAAATAATATGACTCCTACAAGCCAAGAGTTGACACGGCGAATGGGAGACGGTATACTTACATATACGAAGACAGAAGATGGTAGGTTTATTCCTGTTTGGTCAGAGAATATTTAAAACTATGAAATGGGTGGGGTATGGAAAACGATTCAACAAAGGTATCAGTAACACTAGGATATACGCTTAACCTTGGAAACTTTCAATCACTAAGATTAGATCTTGGCATTGTAGATTCTAAGCGTGGAGAAGAAACAACTAACGAAGCATTTGAGCGTGTATACAAGTTTGTAGAAGACAAGCTTACTGAAAAGATTAACGAAGCTAAAGAGGAAATCAACGAATAATGGCTGACCGCAAAGACCGAATGGCTTTGCTCAGTAGATTTAACAAATTATATCTTCAACGATATGAGCAAAAGTCTAACATGAATATCAATGTTGAACAGTGGGCTGCTGATGGCTTAGTGGAGTCATATGGAATATCGCAATGCTATGATCTATTAGACTATTATTTTTTAATTGCACAAGAGCCTAGTTGGAATTACTTTGCTTATAATGCTGAAAAGATTTTAAATGGCAGAGCAGAAGTTGAACAAGATAAAAAAGAAAGAGCAGAACGCAGACGAATGGCTAAGGAGTGGTTAAGTGAATAATACAGAAGCAAAAGTAATATCTGCAGTACTTCAAGATAAACAAATTCACGTACTACTTCAAGCAAATGTTGAAACTCTTTTAAGAACACATAATGATATCTGGAACTTCATTCGTTTATATTCTGAGAATAACCAATCACTTCCACCTGCAGAACTTGTAAGAGAAAAGTTTCGTGATTTTGAACCAGTAGCTGGCGTAGGTGCAACAAAGCATCACTTAGCAGAACTTCAAACAGAATATTTAAATGATAGCCTTAAAGACATTCTTCGTAACGCAGCAGGAGAAGTTCAAGTAGGCAATGGCACTGAAGCTTTAGAGCATCTTATTACAAAAACATCAGAGCTCAAAAAGAATACTGCTGCTATTCGTGATATTGATGCTACTGATCTTGAAGATGCCGTTGCGTATTACGAAAGAGTTGCAAAGCAAAATGAACTTGGATCTGTAGGAATTAAAACAGGTTTGCCAGGATTTGATAACTACTTACCTGCTGGAATTATGCCAGGCCAACTTGGTGTGTTTCTTGCTTACCCAGGAATTGGAAAGTCTTGGATGGCTTTATACTTTGCTGTACAGGCTTGGAAGCAAGGCAAGTCACCAATGATTATCTCACTTGAAATGAGTGAGACAGAGGTTCGTAATCGTGTGTTTGCTATTATGGGTGAAGGTCTATGGTCTCATCGTAAACTAAGCAATGGTGAAATTGAAATTGATATGCTTCGTAAGTGGCATGCTAACAAAGTAGAAGGTCGTCCAGAGTTTCATATTATCTCAAATGACTCTGGCGGAGAGGTTACTCCATCAGTTATTCGTGGAAAGATTGATCAGTACAAACCAGACTTTGTTGTTGTTGATTATCTTCAGTTGATGAGTCCAAACCAACGTGCCGATAGTGAAACGGTAAAGATGAAAAACCTTTCACGAGAACTTAAGCTAATGTCTATTAGTGAAGAAGTACCAATTATTGCTATCTCATCTGCTACACCTGACGATGTAAAAGATCTTAGCACTCCCCCAACACTAGGACAAACAGCATGGTCTAGACAGATCTCATACGATGCTGACTGGCTATTAGCACTAGGTCGCCCTGTAAATAGTGATATCATTGAGTGCGTATTTAGAAAAAATAGAAATGGTTTTATGGGAGACTTTTTAGTACAGGTAGATTTTGATAAAGGATATTACAGATATAAAGACTATGAAGACAAATAATATTTATACGGAAGATCAAATTAGACGAGTTCTTATTGGTTCAGGAGTAAATATTGAAACTGAATTTGGTAATGACTTTATAATCTTCTGCCCATATCACAACAACAGCAGAACTCCTGCTGGAGAAGTAGCCAAAGATAGTGGGCTGTTCTTTTGTTTTGGTTGTCAAACAACTAAAAACTTAGAAGAGTTTGTTATGCATATGTCAAATAGGACATACTTTGAAACTGTTCGATATATAAAAAGTAAAGAGCAAGAGCATAATATTGAGATGTTGGTTAATAAAAAGCTAATCGCCTTACCAGAGTTTGTTCAGTATGACGAATCCATTCTTGATAGATTACATGATCAGTTATTATTATCAGACACAGCAAAGTCTTATCTACATGGTAGAAAGATAACTATGGATTCAATGAAAAAGTTTTCTTTAGGCTACTCAGAAAAACAAGGAATGGTTACTATTCCAGTAGAGTCACCTGACGGAATGAAGATTGGCTTTGTAGGAAGATCTATAGAAGGCAAGGAGTTTAAAAATACTCCAGGATTGCCTAAAGGAAAAGTTTTGTTTAACTTGCACAGAGTTAAAAGTTCTAGTATAGTGTATGTAGTCGAATCATCTTTTGATGCAATTCGATTAGACCAAGTAGGTTTCCCAGCAGTCGCAACGTTGGGTGCTAATGTATCTATTTCACAAATTAGATTATTAGAAAAGTACTTCAACAATGTCGTACTAGTAGCGGATAATGATGAGGCTGGTGGCATAATGAAAGATAAGCTAATTGAAAAGCTTGGGTCTTTGGTTAGCGTTATCACCTTAGAAAAACAATATAAAGACATAGGCGATATGGATGATCAGTCAATCAGGAACTTAGAGTTTCAATTTGACAAGTCTATATTGTCTATGCTAAACTAATATAAACAACACGAAGGAGAAAAAGATGAGCGTAGTAAAGGGACTCAAAAACATCAATGCCCTGCTCGACAAGCCAAAGTATGACGAAAACTCACCAAAGGTAAGATGGTTAAAGCTTTCGGATGGACAATCAGTAAAGATTCGATTCATTGAAGAATTGGATGAAGACTCTGCAAATTATAATGCAGAACGTGGCTTAGCACTAGTTGTTAAGGAACACACAAATCCAAAAGACTATAAGCGCAAAGCTGTAGATACTATGGACACAGAAGGCCGTGACTGGGCTGAAGAAATGCATCGCAAAGATGTAAAGGCTGGCTGGAGAGCCCGTCTTCGTTTTTATTGCAATGTACTTGTAGATGATGGAATCGAAGCTCCATATGTAGCAATTTGGAATATGGGAATTAGCAAGCAGTCATCGTTTAATACTATTCGTGAGTATGCTCTAGAAACTGGAAGCATCTCAAATGTTGTATGGAGACTAAAGCGTAATGGTCAGGGAACTGAAACTAATTACACTCTTATTCCATCAGCACCAGATAAGGAGCCGTTTGCATGGGGAGAAGTTAAACCTTATCCTCTTGAAGCAGCACTAAAGAAAATTCCTTATGCTGAACAAGAAGCGTTTTATTTGGGCTTTGATAGCCCATCTACAACTTCATCTACCAATACAGACTGGTAAG